AACACTTCTCCAAAAGCGTTTTCAACAACCCAGTTTTCTCCGTCTTGCCTGCTCATTGCTGAACCTCCTGCGAGGCTGAATCCGAGTTTGGCCTTGCCTTCAACTGCAAGCCACTTTGCGAAATGGTCGGCTTGTTCGCGGGTCATCACTCGGTCGTCATTCTTGATTGGGGTGGCGGTCATTTGATTTGGTCGGTTTTAGTTGCTCGCACGTTAGCGATGCGCAAGGTCTAGCTTGGGATTAGAGGGGCGTCAACTTTTTTTTGACGGTGGCGAAAAATATTTCAGCGTTCCACAAATCGCTGGAACTGCCCATCGAGGAAAAGCGGCAAGACCGCGCCCCTGACAGCGTTGCGCATCTTCTTGGCAATGATGCCCTGATCCCCGATAAAAAGCACGTTGTCAGCATCAAACGCAGACGAGCGGCTTTCTCGGATTTTCCCGTCGTCATTGAGCTGGACCGCCGTGACAACCGGGCATTTCAAATCCTTTGCCAGTGCCTTCAATCGCCTTGAAATCGCGCCTAGTTCCTGTTCGCGGTTCATGCCCTTCTTTTCGCCGGCGTCAAATTCAACCATCTGGAGGTAGTCCACGACCACAATTCCGATTTGCCCATGCACGTCCCGGTATCGCAGACAATCGGAAACAATCTCGGAAATGGTCTGCCCGCCTGAATCCTGGATCATCAGCGGCCAGTTCCGCATTTCGTCCACCACGCCCTTCATCCTCCCCATCGTGTGCTTCGTCATGGTCCGAGGCTTTGTGATTTGCTCGTAGGGGATGTTCCCGTGAATCGCCGCGAGCCGTCCGATGATTTCCGGGGCGGTTAGTTCCAAAGTGAACAAAAGCCCACGGTGGCCGGCATCGAGCACAGCGCGGAGCAGCTGGAGCATCAGGACGGATTTGCCCCCGCTGGTTTCGGCTCCAATCACCCAGAATTCGTTTTTCCGCAATCCGCCGCTGGCCTCGTCGATGCAGTGGATTCCGGTCGAGTGTCCGGGAATGTCGCCGTTCTCGTAATTTTCAATCAAGCGGCGGTAAAACTCGGTTCCGGCCTCATCGGCTGAAATCATGCCCTGCGGAGCCGTCAGAAGCCCCTGAAGCGTCTCTAGCAGCTTTTCGGCGGTCTCCATCGCTTCGGATGCTTCCGACGCGTCTGAGATGGCCTGTAGCTCGTTTGCGGCGAAGTAGGCGGTTCTTTTCACCGCTGCATCCCTCAAAAGGCGCATATCGGCGGCGTAGTGCATGCCGGGAACGCCTGCGGAAAAGTTCATGATTTCCACGAATCCGGCCATTCCGCCGATTGCCAACAAACGATCGTTTGATTTCTCTTCCTCGAAAACGTGGACTGCATCAAGGCTTTTCCCGTCCGAATGCCGTTTCGTGATGAGCGACCAAGCCTCTTTGTGAATCCAGAAGTGTTCCGAGGTCACGCCGTCGCCAATGATGCGGGGAATCCACTTTTCGGGCTCCTGGATCATGATGGAAAGCAGGCGCTTTTCCGCCATTGGCGCGGATGGTGGAGGGTTTTCGTTCATAGTTTGACAGTGTAGATGTTTGACTTCTTCGGCTCCATGGCGCGTTTCTCTGCAAGCATGCTGTCCTTTATTTGCTCGAAATGCTTCAATCCGGTCGTCTTGGATCGTTTCCGCAGGTAGCTCGGAATCGCGAAGTTCTTTTTCCAGAATTCGTCTTTAAGCCCGAATTCGCAAACGGCTTTGATTTCGTCTTTGCTCAGCTTGTCGATCCTGGTCAATTCGTCATAGGTCGCGGCGAATCCGTCTTTCCAGTTTCCGGTTGGTCTCTTCGATTCGGAAAGTAGGGAATAGAACCAATCAGCAAAAAGAAAGCACTCGGGAGGAAGCGGAGCTTTCTCCTTCTTTTCTCTTTTTGTGTTCTGTGTATTCTGTGTATCAGTGTGGTTAGTGGTTGTTGGTTGGTTCCTTTGCTGGTTGTTGGATGGTTCCTCTGCTGGCGTGGTTATGCTGTAAATCATTGAATTCGAAAGCGTGGCGATGGTTCCTTTGTTGGTTCCTCTGAAGGTTGCTAGATGGTTCCTTTCGAGAACATCTTTTGCATGCCTGTAAGCCTGTCTGGAGCGCAATCCGGCCTCTTGCCAATCACCGATAAATGCCTCGCCGGCCTTCATTCCTGAAATGCCGCAATTCTTCCATTTTGCCCTCATGGCAATCTGGGTCAGAAGCAAAAACGCGCTTGGATGCGACGCGATTAAAACGCTCGTTTCATCCGTGCAGTGAAGGGCGATGAAGCGGGCCATTTTATGGAATGGGCGGGGTATTCATCTTGCGGGGTGCTTCGTAAGGGCGGAAAGCCCAGCATTCCACTCCACCCTCCGACAAGGTAAAAGCATAGCAAAGCGAGCATCCCCATTCGTCACAAATTGAGCGATAGCTATCTATGACCCAATCCTTGTAACGCGGGAAAATCTCAACAACTCTTTCTCTATTAAGGCTTTGATTCCACTTGACCTTGCCAATTTGTTGGGGGTTGTGAGGAAAAGTTTCTGGTGCTAAAATCGTGGCATTTAGTCCTTGGCCGAAATCACATTTGTAAGTTTGCATAAAACAAAAAAACCCGCCCGGATTGCGGTAGGCCCTTCCTGTTTTTCTAGGAAGACCGCGCCCCGGGCGGGGAAAGTGGTAATCGTGTTAATCGGTGCGGGGCCTATCCGTTCCGATTTGTCTGCGCAAAAACTACCCTAAACGCGCCCCGAATGCAAGGGCGTCTTTAGCCCCTGCCTCCGCCGCCGTTCTCCCCGCCTATCTCGGTAAGTAGGTGAACGGTCAGCGGATGGCGCGACTCGTCGGCACTCGCCGGGAGCCTCGGGGAAGTGGGTTAGAAGAGCGCAAGCTGCGCCTTGGCGTTTTTCAAATTTAAGACCGCCTGATTGAAATACGATTCCTTCAGTTCGCTCCCGACAAAACGGCGATTCAGGCAAAGCGATCCAACGCCTTCGCTGCCGATTCCTGTAAATGGAGAATAGACCAAATCGCCTTCGTTTGTCCAAAGCTCAATCGCTCGTTCAATTACATCAAGCTGGAGCGGACAGATATGGCGCTCGTCGGCGTGGTCCCGCGCTCCGTCCTTATTGAGAACCCGCCCTTGGTCAACCGTCATCCAAACCGGGCTGGCGACTTCCTGCCACCAATCGACCGGATACTTGGCCGGGTCTTTTGTAACTGGATTTGGATTTTCTCCGGGCTTGCGGAACACGAGCAAGTAGTCAGCGCATCCAACGCGGGAATCGCATGAATCAGATTTCAGAGTCTTGTAAAGCAGTCCGTGCGCTTTCGTTCGCTGCATTTCGGTTACTGGCGATTTCCAGATGCAAATTCGTGAATGAAAAAGGAAATCATGCTTCCAGAACATGCGAATGATTTCCCCGCTGAAGTCTTGGAACTCAATCTTCCCATGCTTCCATTTCGTTGAAAGCAAATCCACGCAGTGAACTGCAACCTCGCGACCTGGCTTCATGATTCGCGCCATCTCCTCGATCAGAATCTCGAAATGCTGGCGGAACTCGTCCATATCGTTGCAGTTTCCCATGTCCTGCAAATCGTCAGAATAAGTAAACAGGTCAGCAAATGGAGGCGAGAACACTGAGAAGTCGATTGACTCGTCTTCGATAGTCTTTGCCACACGGACGCAATCGCCATGGTGAATTTCCCATCCTGGTCCGGTTACTGTATTGATGTCGGTTTTCATCTTTGTGTTTTTGTTTTGTTGTTCCACAAATGCAGCAGCGGCAATTTTCATCCGCTCCTGCATCTGTTTGTGTTGCTCGATCTTTTTATTGATAGTTCTGATGATGTTCCCCTCAGTCGCCGCTTGGACGATAAAGGCGTTTACCTGCTCCGTTTGCCCGAATCGATAGGAACGCCGCAGAGCCTGATAGAAGTCCTCAAATGAGTAGGATAGTCCAACAAAGGCCACATTGCGGCAGTGTTGCCAGTTCATTCCGTAGCCAAAGATGCCAGACTTTGAAATGAGGACGCGCACGGTTCCATCCACAAATCCATCGGCAGCGGCTTCCTTTTTCTTAGCTGTATCGGAACCGCGAATCTCAAACGCATCAGGTATGAGAGCGGCAAGCTTCTCGGATTCGTCGTTAGTGCTACACCATACGATCCAACTTTCCTTTGACGCATTAACCAATTCAGCTACCTTTTCGGCGCGTCCTTGCGAAGTCATTCTCATTTCTTGGTGCATCGTAGTCGCGCTCATCGTTGGGAACCGGATCAGCTCGCCTTCCGGGGCGTTTTCTGTCCAGTCAACGTCAACCGTGATCGGTGTCATATTGAGCGGAGGAAGCTCGTATCCGTCGTCGCTGAATCCAATGTCAGACGGCTTGGAAATGCACGCGGCCCACGATGCTACCCATTCCCAGAAGTGTGAATCTGCATGTTTTTTGAGTCTCCAATCGCCGGTATTGAACGTGTCGTTGATGAAAAACGTGGCGAGCATCTGAGCTGGCGTGCATACCCCCAAGAAATCCGCATGTTGTCCAAACTCCGTGTAATCGTTTGGAGATGGCGTGGCAGTGCAGCAAAGCCGATATGGTGTTTGGCTGAAAAGCTCGGTCAGCTTTTTGCGCAGCTTGCCTGTGAAGTTTTTCAAAATGCTGGATTCATCAAGAACAACTCCGACAAACTGACTGCAATCGAAGTGGTCAATCTTCTCGTAGTTTGTAATGTAAACTCCAGGCTCGGTGCAGTCTTGCTGCGATGCTGCGACCCGCGCCTTGATTCCAAACTTGATGGCTTCGCATTCAGTCTGATGAGCCACTGCCAGCGGTGTCAAAACGATTACCTTTCCACCAGTTTCCATGACGACTTGATGCGCCCATTCAAGTTGCTGGAGCGTCTTTCCAAGTCCGCAGTCCTCAAAAAGAGCTGCCTTTCCGGTTCGGCATGCCCACTGGACGACGTGTGCTTGCCAGTCAAAAAGAGGGGCTGTTATGGGGCGAGGATTAAACCCGCTAGCCTTTTGTTTGCGGTTTTTCTTGATGATGAATTCTTCGTAGTCGATTGGGTTGCTCATGATTTTAGGCATAAAAAGCCCGCCTAATGTCGTCCCCGCTCGGACGAATCCGAACGGCATCAGGCGGGCAAAGCTGTTGTTTGGTTGTCATCGGGACGAACGATGCGGCCTCAAAATGGCCGGGATTTGTTTCGGGTCAATCAAAAAGGAGGCGGTCCATCATCCAACGGCTCATCAATCCAGCTGGAATCGTTCTTGGCAGGCTCCTGCGGCTTCTTGTAGGCATCTTGCGGCGTGCGGTCGCGGCCTGCGCTAGACTGGCCAACGTGCTTCCAGTTGCCAATGATCGGTCCTTTCTCGCCAGCTTCCCGGCGCTTCTGGCTGATTTCTTGGACGACAAAGCCGTCATTGCCGTATTGGTCCGTGCCGTCTCTGTTCTCGAAAAGCGTGAGGCTCAGATACTTGCCTTTCTTGCCCTCGTAGAGTTCCGATTTCTGGATCTTTGTAACGTCGATGTTCAGTTTTTGCATGGTGTTAGTTTGGTTGAGATTCAATAAGGAATTCGCATTCAAAGGCAATGATGGCTGGCGGGTCAATCATCCAGACCACTTCCGGTCTCGGTGCGGTCCGACGCAAGCATGTCTCGCAACCTTTGCGCCAGTGGATTTCTCCGTCTTCGATGGAGTAAACGCCGTCGCATCGGTGGATGTCGTTTGGAAGGTTCATAGTCTTGATTGGTTTCGTTTTCCGTATTCAGCGATCAGCAGTGCATCCGCCGTCGCGTGCGTAACTTTCTGGTCCGGGAAAAGCTCCTGCGCCTTCCGCTTGGATACGTTCTTGTCGCCCTTGGTGAGGCATCCTAGCGCGGCCTGCCACTTCTGCGGGCGAACACGCTCGAAAGGAATCCCAGCGGCTGTCAGTGCCATCTCAAGGTTGCCAAATCCGCGCCCAAACTTGAACGAGCTGGCAACGCCTTGACCTGGCATGGAGTGGACCTCTTCAAGGTAGGCTGTAATGCCTCCACAAGCCTTCCAGAGCCTCGCTTCATTGCTTCCGCTTGTCTTAATAGACTCAAGCAGCTCCCAAATGTCTTGCAGCGTTTCCGGCATCTTCTCGACGCATGCGCGCCCGTCTGGATCAATCCAAGCAATGCCACCGGATGCTCCGGGATCAATTCCGATGATGGTTCTCATTCGCTTTCAATTTCGGTGTTTTGCATCAGGTCCGCGAATCCAAATCCCCACGCTTGAAGCACTGCGTTCAAGAGTTCCGCGACTTCATGGATGTCTAGATCGTCGTGTTTGCTTTGGATTGAAACGGCATGATATTGGCTTAAGAATGGCCGTTCTGACTGATTCTCAGTTGGCTCGATTGTAATCTTCACGCAGCCACCTCCAATCCGATGCGGCGTTGCAGATCGCCCCTCATACGTCGGAAAACTGGGCATCCTTCGTAAAGCTCTTCGGCTCGATTCAACGCGTGCATGGCAAACGTATGATCGTCCCTGCCCAGCGACCTTGAAAGCTGCCTGAAACTGAAATCCGGTCGGATATGCTTGATGCCCCATGCCGCTAGGAAACGCGCATTGCAGATTTCTTGCAGTCTACTTTTGCTTATGATCTCCTCGACCGAAATTCCGGTGATGTTAGCGACTGTAGTAATAATGTCTTTCGGCTTCATTGGATAAATGTTGGCGTTTTCTCTTTCGGAATTCCGCACTTAGCCATGAACGCGTCACAGCGGCGGTTGAACTCTCTCCAGTTGAACCCGTCCATGAACAAGTTGTCAGTCGGCTTGATTCCGGCGGTTTCCTTTCCAAGTTTGTTGTAGGAACGTTTCGGCTTCTGGGTCATTGCTCGTTCCAGAGTTTGAGGTTGAGCTTGCGGGCTAGGTCGGTGATGGCGTCGAGTTCTGTATCGGCTAGGCCCACAAACTCATCGAGCGGAGGATCGCAATCTCGTGATGCCGCCCAGCATCCAAGTGCGGGCGATGGCGGATAAGTTGAAACTCCATGCTCCTCCATCCAAATCAGCCTCGGGCTCTTGGATTCCGGCAGGTCGAAAAGTGAGTCGCTCATACGTCCTCCTTTCCGGTTGCTTTGGCGATGGCAGCTCGGCGTCGAAGCTCACGCGAAACCGCGTCAATTCCGAACTCAGCTCTGGCTTCATCTTCGTCGTTAAATTGCAGTCCGTATTCTTCCAGCAACTCAAGCAACTCCGGCGCGGCGGCGATCAACTGAGCGTCTGCCATTGCTTGAGGATTACTCATTGCGCCAGATACCTCGCATACGATTGTTTCGCGTTCATCAGTAGCAACAATTTCCGGCCATCTTCCAACTCTCCAAGGCCCCAGCGTGTATTTCGCGCTCATGCAACCTCCTTTCTGGCAAGTCGGTTGTAAGCCTCGGCGGTCAAAATCACGCCGCCTTCTTTCAGTGGCGCGAACTTGTCGAGGCGATGTTCCAGCATCTGAAGCGCAAAGACTTCGTGCGCATTGGACGGGAATACAAGGTAGTGCCGTCCTTTCAGTTGCTTGGAATCCCAGCTAACATCATCGTTGATCGTTCGGACGACGGTCGCGATGACGACTGGATCGTCAACGATTCGGGGGAATGGAAAGAGTCTCATGGTGCCACCTCCTTCACGAACTGCCCGTCGATCATCTTGCCCTTGCGGTTCTTGATTTCGTCATACGCGGCTTGCAGGCATTCGATGAAATCCAGCCCAGCCAGTTCAGCGGCGAGGATTAGGGTGACGGTGCAATCTCCGATTCCGTCTTGGATTTCATTGATGAATGCGCATCGCATCTGTTCAGAAGCGTATCCAAGTGTTGCTTGAATCTTGACAGCAGCATCCCGCGTTTCGATCAGTTCCTCCTGAGTCTTTTCCAGCTGGGTCAGGATAGTCGCCTTGGCATTCGGTCCAGTGATGCCCTTCTCAATGCCCCATTGTTTTACGTTTTCGATTAGTTCGTTGGTTGTCATTTGGTTAGTTTGGTGCGAGTTCAATCTTCGCCGCCTGTTGAGCTGTCAGTTGTTCCATCATGTCGGAAACGCCTTGGAGGTATTTCGATGTGGATTTCAGCCCATCGAAAATCGCCTCAGTGTAGTGGTCGCGACGGGTCAGGATGTGAAATGCCGGAAGGTTCCGATGATATCCGATAAAATGCCATGTTTTCGCGCCTGTGACGGCCATAGAGCCGTGGACCTGGTCGCGGTAAGCATCCGGCAAGATTCCAGCTTGATGCCACTCAATCAGCTTTGAGGCTCGCGGGCATTTGACTTCGACGCCGGAAGACTCGGACAGAATCAAGCCATCGGGGGAACATCCGAAAAGCCCGTGTTTCGATGCCGCGAATCCGATTGGATCTACGGTCAGCCCGGTTAGCTTTTGGAAATATTGCAAAGCTTCCGGTTCCCATTCGATGCCGCGCTTGATGTCTGCGTTTTCAAAAACTGGCGGGTCGGGGAATCCGGCAAGCTCGGCCAAGACTTGTGCAACGGCGGTCGAGCGAGCTTTTGCGCTGG